CTAATTAAAGCATCATCGCCATTTATGACGAGTGGTACTTCATTAAGAAAGAATGACTTACCCATTCCTAGTTCGAATGCTCGGCGGCAAACAGCTGCATTTATTATACAGAGAACTGGAAAACTCACGATTGAACCCATTAACTGACCCCATAACTGAGGGGCACATTTATCTTTAGAGCCAGGTTGATACACAGTATGACCTGTTAAAGCTTTTAAGAATAATACACCTAAATCATCTGGTATCTCAGAACTTTTGCAAATTTGTCTAGCACAAGCTCGAGATAACTTAGGATTTAACATATCTGTAGCTGCAGAATAATCTACAGACAGAAATTTCCCAACATGTTGAGAAAAGGATTCAAGTAAATCTTGTTCGTTAACTGGCTTTCCAATGAATTGGAAGACCGGGTGACGACGAAGAATACTATGCATGAATTTTTGGATAGGTTTAAGAGAGAAGTACGTTAGCGGGGGGCCTTTCGAGATTACTCTTACTTTAAGAGCTTCTGAAAGACCAACTAACTGTACTTCACAAGGTTCATTTAATGCTTCGCTTCGCACAGTTTCATAAGTTTCTCGATAAATCGAGTTAACGAGGCTTCTGAGTTCTGGTTTTAACTCCTTTTCAGGAATATTTTCCATTTCTCTCTCTTCCTCCTTAACATTACTGAATAGGAATTCTTTTAACTCCTCTTTACAAAAAAAATCATTTAAAATTGGTTTCTTCTGGTCTCCAGCACAATAGTGCCTGAGAGTTCCAAAAGTTCCATGTTTTCGACGATTAGTTGTGTAGTTGCCCTTCACAGAAGGTGCATATGGAGTATGAAGATCTTCTTCAGTAATCTGATACTTACAAAACAGCTCTTCAGTCGTTCTTTGTACTTCATGAATCATATGATTGATTGTAAAGGTTTGATCCTTAATAATACAAACATCAGGTTCATGAGTAATTGTTAACAACTGAAAAGTTTTTAAAGCCTGCTTTTTAACTTCAAGTTCATTTGGACGAGGCATTCCTTTCTTTAAATAAAGGATACCTGCCGCAAACTCAAGTCTATTTTTCTTCCGTAACATTAATCTAATAAACCGACCAGCTGAGCCACCTACTAAATGAGAAGGATTATCCTCATCTGTAAATGGTTTAATTGGAAGGTCATCAGATATGACAAAGGAAAAAAAAGCAGCAAATTTATACTTTAG